CTTCATGAGTGTAGGTAATCAAACTCAAGGAGTTAACTTTGCTCAAGAGAACTTAACGCTTGTACTAGGTGAAAACTTAGATCAGGGCGGAGATGACAGCGGTTCACGTAACGGAACAGGTAAAACTACAATCGTCAATGCATTAAGTTATGCATTGTATGGTGTGGCACTTACTAATATCAAACGTGATAACTTAATTAACAAGATTAACAACAAGAACATGCTAGTTACTCTAGCATTTGATAAAGATGGCAACAGCTATCGTATTGAACGTGGGCGTAAACCTAACATTCTAAAGTTCTACGTTAACGACCAAGAGCAGGAAACAGATGAAACAGATGATGCTCAAGGTGACATGCGTGAAACGCAAAAGGATTTAGATGACCTACTAGGTATGAGTCACGATATGTTTAAACATATTGTTGCTCTTAATACTTACACAGAGCCGTTCTTATCAATGAAAGCAGCCGATCAACGTGCAATCATTGAACAGCTATTAGGTATTACACTACTATCTGAAAAAGCAGAAGCACTTAAAGAACTAGTTAAACAAACTAAGGATGCTATCTATCAAGCTAATGCAGATATTGAGGCTGCTAAAAAATCAAACGAGGGTATTCAAAAGAGTATTGACAGTTTAACTACAAAACAATCTGCTTGGAAGGTGCAACAAACTGCAGATGTTGAAAAAATAGGCAGGGCGATTGTAGAATTAGAGAGCGTGGATATTGATGCTGAGCTTGCGAAGCATGCGGAGCTAAAAGATTTTTCGGAGAAGACAGCGAAGCTGCAAAGCCTGAATAAGGAGAGAGCTACGTTAACTAGCGCGATAGCGCAAGCAGAGCGAAGCGTCACAAAGTATGACAGCGAGCTTATGAAGTTGGCGAATAAGCAGTGCCACGCATGTGAACAAGAGCTGCATGACCATAAGCATACTGAAATGGTATCGGCTGCTGAAGCTCATCTGGCTGAAGCACGTAAGTATCATGATAAAGTCACAGCGGACCTGGAGAAGATTGCCAGTGAAATAGCAACAATCGGTGAGCAGGGTACTAGACCGGATCCTTATTATGACACACTCGAAGCTGCTCTCAAGCATCAAAACAACCTAAAACAGTTAGAAACACAGTTGACTATTCGTGCAGGCGAGCTGGATCCCTATCAAGAACAGATAGACGAGCTTCAACATACCGCTATGCAGCCTATAAGTTGGGATCACGTTAACGACATGAATAGTCTACGCGAGCATCAAGAGTTCTTGCTCAAGCTGTTGACATCAAAAGATAGCTTTATACGCAAGAAGATCATAGATCAAAACCTAGCCTACTTGAACAATCGTTTGACCTACTATCTGGACAAGATGGGCTTGCCCCACTCTGTGCTATTCCAAAACGATCTAACAGTATTGATCACACAGCTGGGGCAAGACTTGGATTTTGATAATCTCAGTCGAGGAGAGCGTAATAGGCTTATCTTAAGTCTAAGCTGGAGTTTTCGCGATGTGTGGGAGTCGCTATATCAGGGCATTAACCTGTTGTTTGTTGACGAGCTGATCGATAACGGCTTAGATGCGTCAGGTGTGGAGGGCGCACTGGCTGTGCTTAAAAAGATGGCTAGAGAGCGTAAAAAGAATATTTTCTTGATCAGTCACAAGGATGAATTGATTGGGCGGGTAAACAACGTACTTAAGGTTATTAAAGAAAATGGCTTTACCAGCTACGCAAATGATTTAGAGGTAACAGAATAATGGATATGGATCAAGCGGCAGTATTTTTAGCCGGTAGTATATTGACAATGTTGGGATTTGTTGTGGTAGTTGCTGGCATTATTGTGATCAACAACATCATACACAAATTTTGGAAGCCCGTGCGCATCTTTACAGAAGACTCGTGGCACTTAAATCCGCCCGCAAGATTTGCCAGTCAAGAAGAATTGACCAGCATGAGCAAGGACACTGCCAAGAAATGATGCAGGATGAGGAGTTGCATGCTCAGTTGATGGCAGCGTTCCGTGAATATTTTGCGGCGAATCAACGCTGGATCAACGAAGGCACCAAACGGGCCTGTATGGACACTCGTTTTTGGATGAGTGAGATCAGGCGCTTGTGCAGTCTCAGACGCAAGGATTTGATGGACTGGCGTCGCTGGAAAAATCTAGACATGGCAGAAAAGAAAGCGGCTAGGGCCGCTCAAAAGGCTCAGAAGGCAAGGGGTGATCGTGATAACTAAGTTCGATGTCATGGACTTATCAAGATCAGACCGTAGAAGAATTACCTGAAGACTGTGTGGGCTTCGTATATATTATTACGAATAGTCAAACTGGTCGTAAGTACATAGGCAAAAAATTAGCAAAATTCTCAAAAACCACATATAAAACAGTAAAACTCAAGAACGGCACCAAGAAGAAAAAAAGAATCCGCAGCAAAATTGACTCAGATTGGCGTGAATACTACGGTAGCTCACCTGAATTGACCAAGGATGTTGTGGCGTTAGGCACAGAAAATTTCGCAAGAGAAATACTTTTTTACTGTAAATCCAAAGCAGAATGCTCCTACATAGAGGCTCGTGAACAGTTTAGCAGACGTGTGCTAGAATCAAATGACTATTATAATGGTCATATTCAAGTGCGTGTACACGGTTCACACATTCGTAAACTTCAAGAAAACTAGGCAAAATAAAGCCAAATAAGCCCGCACCGGCGATATATATGTGCCCTGAATCCGCTCTGATGTGTGGCGGCAAGGAACTCTAATTGGCTTAGAGTAGCAGTTTCACTACCCGCAAGGATGATGATGGGATATGCCTTTAACCCGTTTGAACTGTAAGAAAAGAATAGTAGTAGGCTAAAAGAAGGGAGAAAAACCCTACGTTTGCAAGTCAGTTAGCGTTGATTTGTAAACCGCCGTCGTATAAAGACGCACTTCGAGGTACCGGACGACCGCCTCTGTAATAGTGTAACGCTAGTGTGACATGTGCAACTCAGATAATGTCCATTTCTTTGCCCGGCCAGGGCAAAGTGTGACTGAACAATCTAGATAATATCTAAGTGCTTCGCACTTAATAGTTCTAAATAAAGATAACAACTAGTTCGAGCTGAAGCGAAGAACAGAAGAACGCAAGTTCTTCTTACAAGGGTAGATAAATATCACTATGAAAGTTTATGAAATAATCACGAATGAAGCTATTATTCCAGATGTTTTAGGAAAAGTTGCAAAGACTTTGGCTCCTTTAGCTAAAAGGAATACTGTAATTAATCGAGCTGCTAATATTAAAAATATCAAGGCTAATAATGCCCTTTCTGCTTCTGCTGCCGCAGCAGCAAAAAATTCAAACACTGTTAAGGCAGCACTTGCTTTGCCTGAATGGGCTGGACTTTATAAACTATTCACACTACTAGGCCTAGGAGTACCAGTGTATCGTTATTACACTCATATGTCTGTTAATAAAGCAGAACTAGATGCAGGCGAAATTAGTAAAGTAGAATTTGATAGTCGTAGGCAAGCAGAAATGACTTTACTTACAGAAAGTATTGTAGCATTTTTTGCCGCAAGGACAATTACATGGTTAACATTTGGTCCAATAAAAATGTTACTAGGGCTTCCACTAGTTAGATCTGTTCCTGGAGCAATGGGGCTTTCTAAACTGCTATCGACTGTTGATAAATCTGCCGGGGCTGCTGTTCTAGTAGCTGTTAATACTGATTGGGGTCGAGAGCTAATGGCAAAAACTCTAGGCGGTATTATTGAAACTATATTTGGGGCTGCACCTGTGGCGGCGATTGCAGCACTTGAGAGTTTTATACGTGATAAAGCAGGAATGGAGCAGGACAAATATGCTCCGGGTAATTACGATAAGTTTCAAAAACCTAGTTCAGCTGTTGATGCTACTAGTGGCGAACCTATACCAATTGGTAATGATTCCGACCGTGCTAGCATTAAAGCTGGATGGAAGCCTGGATCTGGTTACAATTAAACTAGCGGCATCTGAGAATTCTTAGTAGCTTCTAAGTTTTCTTTTATCACAGCATACATAGCTTCACGATCATCTGATGAATATGTATGCAACAATTCTGCCAAGGTCACTCCACCTCGCATAAACCAACTAAGTCTGCTAAGTTCTTCTTTAAATTGCTTTATTTCTTTTTCTAGCCTAACCAAGTATTCTTCAATTTCTTGGTTTGATAACCTAGTTAGGCGCGACCGAAAAAATTTGACTGGTCTAAGAATACTGTAACACTGTCTTCGTGTGAACAATCTTTACACATGACTTTATAGGCTGGAGTTTCCCAAGCATTTTGATTTTTAATAATGTGGTCACGGATTCTTATAAACACATCTTTTTCAGAATTTTCAAGCCATTCTTTAATCCAAGATCTCTCAGTTACTATTGATCCACCGGCATGCACAGATTCAATTCCGGCACAGTAGATTTCTGTTTGCAGTGTAGCCATTTTGTCAAACAGCTCATTAGTTTTTTGTTTACGTTCGTCTTGATCTGTCATGGCATCTACTTGTCCTAGTTGTCTTTGCAGATTAAAGTTTTGCTGTGCAAAGTCCGATGACACACGATAGGTTAGTGGGCGGATGTATACTTTAAAATCATCAAATACAATTTCGTTATCGTAACTACAAGTAGCATAGTGATCGATTACTGTGCTAAGATCTAAATCGTAATCGTTTTCAGCGCCACAGTTAGAGCATGCTCTTGTCATACTGAGAATATTACCGTAAGTTGCAATACGAATTGCAGCTAATAAAATTTCTAAATCAAGATTATTAGTTTCCCATCCGTCAGTAATTGCAGGGCAACAACTTTCAACTACTTTAACTGTGCTTTCACCTGTAAGTAGCGCATCAGGAGTTTTTAACAGAATTTCATCCATGCCAGTCATGCCAAAAATAGGTATGCGACTAGCATCTCCTTGTATAGATCCTGGTACATTATAGATACCCTTGCTAGGTAGGTTAATGTAGATTTTAGGTTGTCTGAAATACTTTTGTAACGGATTTGTGGCCATATTGGGCTCCTGATAAATATAACTATGCTCGTGTATTTATATACGCACTTTTTAAGGAAAAAATAATGGCAGGTACTGGAGGTTGGCAACCGCAGAGTCGTGAAGAATATATTGCGGTACTTCAAGAGGCAAATTCAGGGCTCCTTGGTCGGCAAAATGACGGCGGCGGTAATGGAGCTTCAAAATCTACTGGCGTTTTTAGTGATGCTGTTAGCGGGCTAACAAATGCAGCTACTAAATTTGGACAAGGTACCTATGCAGCGCAAGATGCAGTAGCACAAGCAACTTCAGCTCTTGGACATGTGCCGGGTATTAGTGGTGCTGTTGCCGGATCTTTTAAACAAGTTGCTGATGCAGGACTAACTGTTAATAAACAGCTCAACGATGCAGGATCAGTTGGCGCTGGGTTTGGTAATCGTCTAGGCGAAGCAGCAGAGTCAGTTCTTGGTGCTCGTATGACATTCCAAGATTATGCCGATACCATGAAACGCGGCACACCAATGATTACAGGATTTGGTGGTAACGTTAATCAAAGTGCTAAAACATTACTGGCATTAGATCAGCAATTACAAGAAACACAAATAGCTAGAACACTAGTTGAATCCGGAGTTAGTCAAAAAGAGATTAATGAATCTAATCTAGTATTCCTTAACAGGACTAGAAATCTTAATTTATTGAATACCGAGCAGAATCAACGACTTATTGAATCAAGTTCAAAGTTTGCCGAACAATTAGATATTAGTGCAAGACTATACGGTAAGAGCCGTGAAGAACAACTAAAAGACGTTAAGGCACAGCAAGATAAAGCCGAAGTACAGGCCGCTTTATCGAGAAAAAGTATTGATGAACAACTAGCATTTGCCGCTACACAACAAAAAATTGGTACTATGGGTAAAGCCTATATGGATATGGCTAGTGAAATTACAGCCTATGGTACTGTGATGAGTGAAGAGGGCAACGCACTAAAATCTGCATTAGGTGATTCTGGACAAGAGCTTGAAGATGCTATTTTACAACGCAATGCAGCAACTAACGCAAAAGATATACAAGCTGCCGACGCAAGATTAGAAGCAGCTAAACGTGCTGTTGCAATCAGACAGACAGAAAACTCCTTCCTAGATATTGTTCAATTCAACAGAGACAAATACGGACAAACAATTAAGGCTGCGTACACTGGAGATCTAGAACGTCAAGCAGGTCAAGCTGCTTTAAGTCAAGCTGCCGAAGAAGGTGCAAAAAAGAATTGGAATCAAGAACAGATCAAAGCAAGATACAATGAGATTCTAAATGAAAATTTAAAGAAAGCTACCCAGGAACAAAAAGGTCAAACACCGGACGGTAAAACAGATCCTAAAGCAGCTATGGGTAGGATAATGAATGATGTTGAGGGTACTTTAAAAGATTTTAGTGCCGGGTTTGGTAAAACATTAAACTCTTCTGCAACTAAAGCCGGCACCGCTATTACTGAGTCAGGTAGCATACTTAGTAAAGCTATAACCAATGCACTAGCACCTAGAACAGCAACAGAAGCAAAT